CGATGAAATCTATACTTTTAACATATTGACCTTTTTAATGTTGAAAAAATCAGACAAGTTGAGTTATGTAAAAAAATACAATTAAATGAATATTTTTACATATTAAGTGCACCAAGCACCTTACCTACACAACGAACATCATCAAATCCGTGTAAAGGTATAGGCTTATAGGCTGGATTAAGTGAAACAAGCTCCTTTTTTCCTAATTTTTTAATATACGATTCACCGTTAAGTACGAAAACCCCGATTTCACCTTCAAATACACTTGACGTTTGCTTAACAAGCACGGTTTCGCCGTTTGAAAATTTAGGTTGCATACTATCACCTGATATTTTTAACGCAAAATCAGCTGAAGTAGTCATATCATTTCGTGGAACAGTAAGCCATTCAGCTAAAATATCATCGCCAAGCCACGAGCCAGTACCTGCTGAAACCGGTGTTTCATAGAACGGAATTACAATAGTGCTTTCAGCAACAGGCTTCTGCTCAGGAGTTATAAGATTAGTAATTCTTTTTAATACGGCAACTTCACCGTTGATAAATCTTTTATTGTGAAAACTATAATCGAACACTTTCCCGAAATCCGTTGCTGTTCGAAAATCATCAACATATCGTTCAATTCTACCTATCAATTCAGTTATTGCAGAAAATAAGTACTGTTTATCTTTGGCAAATAAAGCATCATTATATTGAATTCTTCTTAAAGAATATAAAACAGAATGAATTCTATCCAAGCTATGTTCATCAAGCTCGTCACACATCTTCTCAAAATTAAACATAGATAAACTATGATCATCACGAATTACTTCTCTGTATTCAGTATCAAGAATTTCGTCTTTATTTGTTTCATCTCTGCCAAGTAAAACATCAACACTTACATTAAAATAATCAGCCATTTTTATAAGTGTTTTTATATCCGGTTCTCTTTTTCCTGCCTCATAAAGAGAAATGGTACTTTCAGAAAGACCGAGAATTTTTCCTAATTCTTTCATTGATAATTTGTGTTCTTTTCGTAATTCTTTTAGTTTAGTCATAAGCTCAGCCCCTATTGTTATTATTATAAACTTTACTATTAGTAAAGTAAATTAAACTTTGCAAAATGTCAAGAAAAAACTTGACAAATAGTAAATAAAGGCGTATTATATACTTGAAACTTGACAATATGCAAAGTTAAGGACGGTGATTAAATGAAAAAGCGTGTTTATCTCATTGATTTGAGAAATAAAAAGGGGCTAACTCAATTAGATATATCTAAAAGTATGGGAATATCTGAGAGTTACTACAATCTTATTGAACAGGGACAAAGACAAAAGAATATGAACATCGCTATTTTATATGGTCTTTCTAAAGCATTAAAGGTATCAGTAAACACACTGGTAGATAAGGAAATAAATTTTGCAAGAAAAGGAGATTGATTATGATAGGCAAAACAATTAACAGGTATGAAATAATCGGAAACATAAACAATCGTGTTGTAATGGCTCACAATCCAAATGCAGTTGAACCGTGGGTTGTGTGGTGGCTGGACAGCGACGGAGATCCTTACAGCGGCAGTTACTTTGCAAGCAGAAATGCCGCTGCCAAAGAATTTATGGAGAGAGCATTTTGTGTAATAAAGTGAACCCTCGCTGTAAAGGGTGCGGACACCGCAGACCATTAAACCATAGTAACAACAAAGGCTATTCGATTTGTTATTACATTCTTGATACGGGACAGCCACGAGATTGCACAGTTGAAGAATGTACGCACTACACAAATAAGGAATGTCACATCAAGGAGGACTTATGGACAGATTAACAAAAAAGCTGTGTCAAACTACTGTTTATGTTGGAGAAGAAAGCAAACATCTCATTCCGGCTGAATTGTCGGTAGGTCAGACACGAGAAGTACTGCAAAAACTTTGCGAATACGAGGAAACAGGATTATCACCTGACGAAGTTGTAGAACTAAAAAAATCCGCTGATATCAAAGTGAAAAATCAGCGGACGAAAATATTAGGTATAGTAAAACCTACGGTATTAAAACAAAGGGTATCAAGATACGGTTTGCACATCAACGGAAAAAAGTATTATCTTCCGGATTTGGCACTTTACCATATCGGAGAAATTGCAAGTGTGGTTATCTACAAACATAAAGCAAAAGTGTATATTGATAATTCACTTGTAGAAGAGTTTGAGTTATATCATCGTTTTTATAGTCCTGAATATAGAGGTTGAATTTAGCTTCAATAATTCTATCAAAAAAATCAAGGAGGATAATTATGAGTGACATTTTAGAAAAACTACACAGAGAAGCGAGATACGCTTTGAACAGTCATTCTCTTAACTTAACATACCAAACATATGGAAAAGCCGAAATGGCTTATAAGCTGAAAGCAATTACTTGGGATGAGTTTTCAGAACTTAATACTATTTTAGTGAGAAATGGTATTAACAATCCGGCCGCTCAACTCAGTTAAAGCCGAAACCGCCGCAAGGCGGTCAGCAGGAAATGACCTCCCTGCTCTGATGATGGCAGGTCAAAAGGATGTGATTTTTTGATTTATCTAACGGCAAAGGAAGTTGCTGGGATAAAAGGTTGCTCTGAACGATATGTAAAAATGCTCATAAACAATGGAAGTCTTCAGGGTGATGAAACAATAAACCAAAACAACCGCAAAAAATATTTGATACCTTTAAATGAACTATCCCACTCGGAACAGCTTAAATACTACAAATCGCACGCAATAGCAATTCCTGAGAATTTGCTCCCCGAACGCAAGACGGAGCGACCCCACAAGGAATTTGATGAATTTTCGGCGGTACAGCGTGAAGAGATTGCCGAATGGATAAGGATACTTAATGCTTGGGATGAGTATTGTGCAACATCAAAGTTACAGAAAGTACCTGCAACCGAAAAATTTGTACAACTGCAAAAGGTCGCTAATCCCGACCTTAACATATCGAAGGGAATTTTGTACCGGAAAAAAAAGGCTTTAAAAGCCGATGATCTTGCAGGACTGCTTGACAATCGTGGAAGTTGGAAAAAAGGTACATCGTCAATCCCCGAAGAAGTGTGGCAATGCTTTTTAAGTTTTTACCTTGACGAAGCACAACACCCTATCCAAGCGTGCTACGAATACACAGAAATGTGGATTAAAAGAGAAGCTCCACAGCTATTACCACTCCCTGCTTACGCATCATTTTATCGCAAAGTACAAACGGCGATACCTAAACCAGTTGAAATTATGGGACGACAAGGTATGAAAGCGTTCCGTGACCGATGTGCTCCATACATACGCAGAACTTACGAAGGTATGGCATCAAACGAATGGTGGATCGCAGATAACCACACATTTGATGTGCAGACAAAGGGCGAAAACGGCAGTATCCACAGGCTTTATCTTACAGCATTTTTTGATGCTCGTTCGGGTATTTTTACAGGCTGTTATGTGACCGATGCACCGTCATCGCAGGCTACATTGATAGCTCTACGAAAGGGCATAGTTAAGTACGGCATACCCGAAAACATATATGTAGATAACGGTCGAGAGTTTCTGACATTCGATGTCGGCGGACTTGGTCATAGATTGAAAAAGAGTCAAAAGGACAAGTTTGCACCGCCGCCTGTTTTTGAACGGCTGGGCATTAAAATGACAAATGCTATCGTACGAAACGCTAAGGCAAAAATCATTGAAAGACGATTTCGAGATGTTAAAGACCGACTTTCAAGACTGTTTCCGACTTATACAGGCGGTAATGTAGTCGAACGACCGGAAAGACTTAAAAAGGTAATCAAGGACACCGACAACATACCCACGGATTATGAATTCACTCAGGCAGTTGAGGACATTTTAACCTACTATATGAATGAAAAACCATATAGCGGAGCGGTAAGCTCAGACAGCGGTAAAAGCCGAATGCAGGTTTACAGAGAACAACTTAAAGAAAAACGAGTCGCCGCAGAACTTGACCTTAACTTAATGTTAATGAGAAGCACAAGAAGTCAGAAAGTCGGCAGGCGTGGAGTACATCTTACTGTTGCAGGCGAGAAAATTGATTACTACAATGATGACCTTATTTTAAATCATTTTGGAGAATCAGTTTACTGTCGATATGACCCGGAAGATATTTCGGAAGTCAGAATTTATGACCTTGATGATAACTACATAATGACCGCTCCAACAGACAATGAAGCAGTCCTTGCCTACGGAGCATCTAAAGATGCAGTTGCTCAGGCACTCCGTAAGGTTAAGAGCCTTGAAAAACTCACTAAACAGGAACTCAAGGCAAGTCAGATTACAGCATTTGGCAAAGAAACAGCACTCAATCTTGTGCTTACAACAGCAGAAGAAAACAAGTCGAAAGCCGAAGAAATCAATCCGAAAGTTATTTCAGTACACCGTGCCGATGAAACGGCAGAGCAGTTACCTATGGCAGTTGGTCAGTCGAATATCGTAACGATAGATAAGGCAAAAATGATAAGAAATCTTGAACAACGACAGAAGGAGGAATAAATAATGTCAGCCAACCCTGAATTACAGGAGAAATTAAGGAACTTTATTGAAGAATGTGGCTCTCAAACCAAAGCCGCAAAAGCTCTCGGAAAGTCAGCAGCGACTTTGTCAACCTACTTGAACAACCGTTATAACGGTAATTTAAGTGATTTTGAAAAGTTTTTAACAGAGACTTTTGAAACAAAAGCCGCTGCAGAGAATCTCAAATCAGCTCAGGTGCTCAACAGCTACAAGCCTACAAGTATAAGCACGGAAGTTTATGACACGATCCGCTTGTGTCATCTCAAGGGCGGTCTTGCCATAGAGTGTGGTGATGCAGGTATCGGCAAAACAATGGCTTGTAAAAAGTATGCAGAAGATTTGTAAATCCTTGCTTGGTAACTTTGAGTGCCTTTTTAAAACTGCTTTGCAGAACACAGAAAATCACCGCAACAGGTCGCAAAGATGAAATGTGGTTAAGACTTGCAGATAGCTTTGAAGGTGAACGCAAGGTACTCATCATTGATGAGGCACAGCATCTGCCGATTAAAACCATTGAGGCTATCAGAGCTTTTTTTGATAGCAACCCACAGCTTGGCATTTGCCTTGTCGGAAACATTGAAACCGTTACAAATACCGGCAAAAGCAAAGAAGCGTTTGCTCAGATCCGAAACCGTACAAAACTTACCGAAGTAAGGCATACATCAGCAATTAAAAACAGCGACATTGAGCTGTTGTTTCCTGCCGTTAAGTCCGATGAACGAGCAGTAAGTTTTTTACTTGGCATTGCAAGGTCTGAACAGGGTATCAGAGGAGCAAGCAATGTATTTGGTAACGCTGTGGATAACGGAAATATCACCTATGAGGGCTTAATAGCAATGGCAAAAGCTATGCGTATCAAGGTGTTTTAAACAATATTTGGAGGGATTTAAAATGTCGTTAAGAAAAATTGTGTTACTGCTCGCCGCAGGGTTCAGCACGGGAGTAGTAATGACTGCCGCATTCGGTCAAATGGGTGCAAGGAACTTTACTGCAGGCGGAGAGATTTGCTTTATGCCTATGGTGCTACTGCTTGTGTGGGTAGGTTGGATGCTCCGTGACGAAAGCCGAAAGGTAAAAAAGAGTAAAAGGAGGGGCAACAATGACCGCAGAAGAGTGGAAAAAGGTTGACGAAGCACTTACATCTGTATGGAGTCCGTATGTACATCTCAAAATTGACGGATATAAAGTATCTCTGAACCTCACTCAAAAATCACGATTTCAAAATGTTATTGCAGTTTATATCAACGATGAATTTCGTGGCAAGTGGCTTATGGAGGACTGCGAGGAACGCAGGAGATTTTGTTGTTGTAAAAAACAGTCGGTGGTTACCGAAAAGGATTGTAAACTTTACGGAGCTCGTAGCAAGAAAGCTAAGCAGGAGTTTAAAGACAAGTTTAGCTATAATGTGTATTTACCATATTGGACAAACTTTGAGAAAATGAAAAAACATTTTATTGATAACAATGAAAGCATTGAACTTTATTAAATTTTGGAGGGATAAAAATGGAAGATTACACAGTAGTTGTTGAAGGTGAAGTAGTAAAAAAAGCCGGAAAAACCGCAATTGATAGATTTTGCGAAAATGCCAAGGGAAAATTATCCACAAGAAATACAATCATCATGCTTGTTACAAACGATGATGGTTCAAAAGAAATTTTGATAAAAGGTTTGCCTATAAATGTTATAAGTGAGATTGCACAGATTGCGGTTACTCAACTTGATAACATCAAAAGTAAAACCAATGTAAAGACATCTGATGCTTATTATTACGGTTTTCTTAAAACGGTTGAAAAGTTTTATTCCGAGCGGAGATAATCCGCTCACCTTAATGCAACTTCCGATAACGGGAACGGTCACAAGTCCGTGTAAATGCAGAGTGAGGATAGGCAATATTAAGCAATATATATTGAACAGGAGGTCAATTATGAAAACATCAAAGAGAATTTGTAAAAACGGCTCTATTACTCTGCCAAAGCAGATAAGAGGCGAAGCAGGATTGTTTCCGGGCAATGCTGTTGACATTGAAACAAGTACAGACGGCACTGTTACAATTAAACCGTCTGCTCCCTGTTGTCGCTTTTGCGGTACAGTTGAAAATGTAATCATTGCAGATAATGTTATCATCTGCCGCAAATGTGCCGAAAAATTACTTGCAAAGGTGGATAAAACAAATGACTGATTTAAAAAAGCAGATTGATGAGCTTGCAGGCATTAAAGCAGATATGAGCAAGCTCAAGGCACGCAAAGATAAACTCGAAGCAGAGATTATTATGCAATGCTCGGAAGACCTTGAAAACACCAAATATAAGAGTGTCCATTATGCAGGCACAGAATCAGAGCTTACAGCGGTAACTTCGGAATCTCTCAAAATTACATACAACTCATTTTTGCTCTCAATTTTTGGCAAAGCGTACAAAGATGCAGTCACGGAAAAGACAGAATACTCCCTCTCTGCTCCGGCAAAAAGAATGCTCATCGGTTTGTGGAAAGGCAATTTTGTAAGATGCACCGTCAAAGAAGTTATTGAACAGATGAACGGTGTATCTGATGACGAACGCAAACAGCTTGTTAAGAAATGCAAAGGTATCAATTATGATAAAGATGTAAACAATATTTTGAAGTTTACAAACATCTCGGAAGATGATGCCAGAGAGTATGCCTACCTCATTTCAGAGGCGGCTGTGTGGCAGGATTTTAAGAATTTGCTTACCGTCAACGGAATGGACGAAAGTCGTATTGATGATATTCTTATGAAAATTCAAAGCAGTTTTGTTGTTGAGGACAGCACAAAGATATCTTTAAGCTCTTTGGTTTGATGAGGTGTTTTGTATGTTAAAACCTCAGCAAACGCAAAGAATATACGCAATGGCGGCACGGCTCGGGGTATTAGAATCAGGCAACAAAAACGATATGCTGCACACGATTGTTTATCGTCTTACTCAAAAGGAAAGCATACGCAGTCTTGATGAGAATGAGTATAAAACGGTTGTATCTGAGCTTGCCGAGAGGCTTAAATTGCAGAATCTTACAGAGCCGCCGAAACCGTACAAAAAGAAAAAGTACGAGGACAGCGGCAGAGGAAAAATGTCAGACGGTCAACGCAGGAAGGTTTGGCAGTTGATGTATCAGCTCGAAAAATATGATACAGAGCCTACCACAGCAAAGCTCGGTGACAGGCTCTGTGGTATCATCAAAAAGGAGTTGAAAATTGACTGTACATCAAAACAGCCTTTTAGGTGGCTGACATATAATCAGGGTGTAACCTTGATTGAAAAACTTAAAAAGTACATTGACAGTGCTCAAAGGAGGAAGGCTGGTGAAAATCAATCTTGATGATTTGGTAGGTACACAACGGGATATAGCCGAAACAATAGGCATTGAAAGCTATATTGAATTATGTAAAATTTTCGGAGGCGATACTGTCTACATACAAAAGTACAGTGAATTGCAGAAAATTGAGCGTAACGCTGAAATTAAAGCAAAGTACAACGGTTATAACAGTAGTCAGCTTGCAAAAGAATACGATTTGTCCGAGCGGTACATTAGAGTTATTTGCTCAAACGATAGACTTGACGGTCAGTTAAGCATTTTTGACGATATTAAAACATAAGTTATTGAATAAAATATAGGAAATTTATCTTCTACGGTAATATGAACTAATAAGGTATTATTAAGTTACAGACTTAATGATACCTTATTTTTTTTGGAGTAATTTATGATGAACTTTGCGGCAGACACTTGGTGGCTCTTTGGACTTATAATTTCGGGAGCTATAGCTATTATCAGCTTTTTTCTCAAAAGAACAATTAACGAAGCGGATAGACACGATAAAGAAATCAAAGAGATTCAGCTATCGTATGTTACGAAGGATGAGCTGAAAGATGTGAAAACCGATGTCAACAAATCTATCAGCAAGTTGCAAACTGATGTTGAGCAAATCAAGGACACCTGCCTTACAAAAAAGGATTATTACAACTCTATAAACGAGGTTAAGGACGAAATAAAGACACAAAACAAGCTCATTTTGGAGCTTTTAAGAGGAGGTAAAAACAATGACTAACGATGCTGAGGTATATATGCAGAAAATCAAAGCAAGAAACTTCGTGCAGAACAACGGACAGATTTTGAGAACTATTAACATACTTCATGTGAATTATGAAAAACTGTCTGATGTCAAATTTGCAATCAGCAATGTATCAGAACATGACTTCCTGTCATCTGTTAATTACCTCTTTCTGTCGGAGTACATCTTGCTCCGTCATATCAAAACAAAAGAGCCTGCCGACATCGCAGATGTGCCGTATGAAGAACTTGAGGCAAAACTCTCATCAAAGGGCATTAAGCTCCTCGAAGGCTCCGTCACCGATAACTCGGTTGAGGTTTAGCTATGGGCAGAAACAACCGCAGAGCTTGCGGAAAAATCGACAAACTGCCCTCTGACCTCAAAGACACCGTAGATCAGATGCTTGTAAGCGGACAGACATACCGTGAAATTGTGTCATACCTTGCTGATAACGGCGAACAGCTGTCACAGGCGGCAGTCAGCCGTTACGCATCACGCTTTTTGGCGAACGCACAGCAGTTACGAATTGCACAGGAAAATTTCAGAATGATACTCACCGAAACCGAGCGTTATCCTGAAATTGACCCTGCAGAGGCTATTTTGAGAATGGCATCACAAAAGGTTTTTGATGCCATATCAAAACTTGACGAAGGACAATTCGATGAAGTGTCTGCCGAAGACCTTTTAAGACAGGCTACTGCCCTTGCAAGAGCAGTAACATACAAGCGTAAGACCGACACGGATGTTAAGTCAGACAAGCAGATTGCCCTCGAAGCAAATCAGAGCCTGCTTTATGACACTATCAAAAAGAGTAATCCACGGCTCTACAACGAGCTTATGGACGAAATCAACAAGCTCAAAGCAAAGGAGCAAGGACGATGAACATCAAGTGGTATGTTTTGTATGTAAACACAGGACAAGAACATGCTGTTGCGGAACAGCTCCGACATCGTGGTTATGATGCCATTGTGCCGATTGAAAACAAACTGATACGCTCAAAAGGCAAGTGGATAACCCAACCGCATATACTTTTTGACGGCTATGTATTTGTCCGTATGGACTATGAGTGGTCAAAGTATTATGTATTCAAAGGTATTCCACACATTATCAGATTACTCGGCGGCGGTACAAGTCCTATTCCTCTAACTGACAAAGAGTCTGAATTTATTCTAACTTTAAGCGAACTTTTGAAAACTCCCTCGGTGCTTAAATTTACTGACAATAATTACGAAACTGTCAGCGGATTTTTGGCTGAGAATAAAGATAAAATTGTGAAAGTACAGAAACGATACAAGAAAGCAAAAGTCAAAATTACCCTTGCAGGTGAGCCGACTGAGCTTACTGTTTCGTTTACCGAACAAATGCCCGAACAGACAGCGGATTGATTCGTCTCTGCTTGATGTGACACGGCTGACATACAGCAAAGCTACCGATAACCTCAAGTTAGCGGATGGCGGAGCATACCTAAGTTAAAAACAGCGGTTTGTTCGTCCATGGATAATCCCTCCGGTAATTAGTTCATATGGCTGACATTAAAATTAACACCACAAACCGCTGTTTTTTATATACATTAAAATGCTTTTAAACACCTTTTAACGGGTGTTTATTTTTATGCAAAAAAGAAAGAAGGTGCAAAATGAAGAATAAGCTGTCAAAACTTGAACAATTGCTCAAGGATACAAACACAAAGCAGGAATTTAACATTGTTGAAGATTTAAAATCACTTGCACTGTCCTATGGAGTTGTTAAGTCAAGAGAGTTTAGAAAGAAATTAAATGCTCTTATTACGAAATATGAAAGCGACGAACTGACGGCAATTCGGCAGGCACTGATTAAAAAATGTCAGAACGGTGACACACAGGCCATTAAGCTGTATGCAGATTACTTTAAGCCTGAAACAGTAACAACCGTTGATGACGGATTGATTGAGGCACTTGAAGGTGCGGGCAAGGAGGCTTTTAAAGATGAAATTTAAGCCTTTTTCGAGAAAACAGTTAAAAGTCCTCTCTTGGTGGAAGGTTGAAGGCATAAAGGATAAATACGATGCAGTTATTGCAGACGGCTCTGTCCGTTCGGGCAAAACTGTCAGCATGAGTATTTCATTCGTCTTTTGGGCAATGGCAACATTTACCGACTGCAACTTTGCCCTTTGCGGTAAAACCGTACGCTCTTGCAGACGAAATGTTATTAAGCCTCTTATCAATATGCTCAAACACCGTTACGATATCAAGGATAAGAGGTCGGAAAATTTGCTGACTATCAGCAAAGACGGCAAATCTAACACCTTTTACATTTTCGGCGGTAAAGACGAAAGCTCGCAGGACTTGATTCAGGGTGTTACGCTTGCAGGTGTCCTTCTTGACGAGGTTGCTTTGATGCCGAGGTCATTTGTTGAGCAGGCTCTTGCCCGTTGCTCTATCGAGGGTGCAAGGTTTTGGTTCAATTGCAACCCCGATAACCCTAACCATTGGTTTTATCGTGAGTGGGTTTTAAAGGCTCCTGAAAAGCACGCTTTGCGACTTAAATTTTTAATGGACGATAACCTATCATTATCCGACAAGGTAAAACAGCGGTATTACAGCCTTTACCAAGGCACATTTTACCGCCGCTTTATCCTTGGTGAGTGGGTCATTGCCGAGGGTCTTGTTTACCAAGATTACAATGACCATATTAAGGATAAGTTGTGGGACGGCAATCCCGATGAGCTTGTAGGCACATGGTACATCTCAATGGACTACGGTACTATTAACCCTTGCTCAATGGGACTTTGGTGTGTAACCGACAAAGAGGCAATCCGTGTGGACGAATACTATTATAACAGCCGAAAAGAGGGCTATCAACGCACCGATGAAGAGCATTATGCAGAGCTTGAAAAGCTCGCAGGTGACCATTACATAGAATATGTAATCATTGACCCGTCTGCCGCATCTTTTAAAGCTACTATCAAAAGACACGGCAAGTTTTATGTCAAGTCTGCTAAGAACGATGTTATCAACGGCATCAGAACTACAAGCCAAATGCTCTCAAACGGCAGAATAAAAATCGGTGTGAAGTGCAAGGCATCTCAGGAAGAGTTTGGCATGTACCGCTGGGACGAAAAAGCCGAAGTTGATAAAGTGGTAAAAGAAAATGACCACGCAATGGACGATATAAGATATTTTGCATATACCATTTTACGCAGGATTTTTAAATATAACGATTAGGAGGTGAGCGATTGAAAAGGCGTGCTAAATATGTGTTTTTAAGTTGGTTAAGGAGTATTGTAAACAAACTTGACCCCGAAAACGCTACGAGCAATTATCAATTTGATAATATGGAAGAGGCTATGGAAGTATGGCTTGAAATATATGCCGATGAGCCGTCTTGGAGCAAAGATTGCCACAACAAGACACTTAACCTCGGTGCAACGATAGCGTCCGAATTTGCACGGTTAATTATGATTGAATTTGAGAGCGAAATAACGGGTTCAGAGCGTGCGGATTATTTACAAGAACAGTATGAAAGATTGCTTGAACAGCTCAGAGTAAGGCTTGAGGCAGGTTGTGCGGTCGGCGGCATAATGTTTAAACCGTATGTTCGTAATGGTGTAATCCTCCCCGATTGCATCACGCAGGACAAGTTTATCCCTCTTAATTACAGCAACGGCATAATAACCGCTGCCGTGTTTTTTAATCAAGAGGTCAAAGGCAAGAACTATTACACAAGAGTTGAAAAGCAGACTTACAGCTACGAAAACAAATCACACACAATCGAAAGTCACTTTTTTGTTTCATCCAGTCCCGACAACATCGGGGCGGAAATAAATCCTGAAAATCTTGACAGCGATATGTGGTCGAGAATTGACCCATACATAGTTATCAATGATGTTGACCGTCCTTTATTTGCTTTTTGGTCTGTACCTTTTGCTAATAACATCGAAAGTGGCAGTCCCTTAGGTGTGTCTGTTTACAGCCGAGCAATTAAGCTGCTTAATGAGGCTGACTTGCAGTGGGACAGATATTTGTGGGAATTTGAAGGCGGCGAGCTTGCAGTTGATGCAGGCGAAGAAGTCCTTCGACAGCGACCGGGCGAAGATACGCTCGGAACACCGTCAACCCGTGATAGATTGTTTCGCAAATTTAACATTGATGCAGACGATAACAAAGATAAGTCTTTTTATGAGGTTTTTAACCCGACTTTGCGTGATGACAACTACTCAAATGGACTAAACGAAATAAAAAGACAGATTGAGTTTAACTGCTCCCTTGCTTACGGCACATTGTCAAACCCACAAAATGTAGATAAGACAGCGGAAGAAATCAAAGCATCAAAACAGCGTAGCTATACAGCTGTGTCTGATATGCAGCACTCGCTTGAGGCTGTACTTGAGGACTACATATATGCGTGCAATGCTATGGCTGATGCCTGTAATCTTGCTCCAAGCGGAGAGTACGAAGTTAGCTTTAATTGGGGCGACGGCGTGCTTGAAGATAAGGACAAGGAGCAGGCAATACAGCTCAATGAGGTCAACAGCGGAATCCGCAAAAAGACCGATTATCTCAAGTGGCGTTACGGTGTTGATGATAAACAGGCGGCAGAAATGTTACCCGAAAGCGGTGTACAAAGTTTTTTTGATGAAGGCGGTGGCTCTTAATGCTCACCCCTGAACAGCTTGCTCATTGTGCCGATGATATCATCAACCTATATTCACAGCTTGAAGAGGAGATTGTCCGTGACATTGCTCGCAGAATTGCAAAAACAGGAACAATGACTGACACGGGCATATGGCAGGCACAGCATATGCAGGAGCTTGGCACTCTGCACTCTGATGTGTTGTCAAGTGTTGCAAAATACAGCGACAGGACAGAATCAGAGTTAAAAAAGCTCTTTGAAGATGCAGGTGTGACCGCTACGGAGTATGACAACGAGATTTACCGACAAAACGGCTTAAATCCAAAGTCACTCAAGGTGTCCGATGTGCAAATGCAATTACTTGAGGCAGGCTACAAAAAGACACAGGGCAATCTTAGCAATCTTACTCTGACCACAGCTGTGTCATCACAAACGAGCTTTATCAACGCTTGCAGTCTTGCTGAGTTAAAAGCATCAAGCGGTGCGTTTACTCCGCAACAGGCAATTGCCGATGCAATTAAACAGGTAGCTCAAGACGGAGCGTATGTAATCTATCCCTCCGGTCATCGTGACCGACTTGATGTTGCTGTACGGCGTAATGTTACAACAGGCATAGGTCAGACCACAGGTCAAATATGCCTATCAAATGCCCAAGAGCTTGGCTGTGACCTTATGGAAATTACCGCTCACGCAGGAGCAAGACCGAGCCATGCCGCTTGGCAGGGACAGATTGTAAGCCTGAGTGGTCAAAGAGGTTACTTGTCATTATCTGATATTGGTTACGGCACAGGTGACGGATTTAAAGGCTGGAACTGCCGACACGATTGGTATCCGTACTTTGAGGGTTCGTCCCGAATGTATTCGGATAAAGGCCTTGAAGAACTGAACGCTAAAAATATTGAATACCCTGACGGCTCAATGCACACGCTGTATGAGGCAGAACAACAGCAAAGAGCTTTTGAACGCAAAATCAGGGCAACAAAAAGAACACTTGCCGCTTGTGATGAGGCTTTGAATAATCTTTCCGATGAACAGCTATTACAAAAGTTAGAAAAAAATTTCAGCCACTATTCAAGCAAGTTGAAACGGCAGGAGTCAGAACTGAATAGCTTTTGTAAAAGAACAGGATTGCTTCCCGACCGTTCTCGTCAACAGGCTTATGGTTTTGGCAGAAGTACTGCTCAAAAAGCTGTTTGGAAAAACAAGAAAGCAGTTGCAAAATCTTCTAAAAAGAGTATAA